CTTCTAACTCCAAAATGTGTTAAAATATTTTCAATATATCTTGTACCGCCTCTTGCGTTTTTCTCTAACCACTCTTGTAATTTAAATGCTCTACGTAAATCATTAATTGTAGTTGCTTGAATATCTAATTCTGATGTTTTAGCTATCATAGGAGGTGTTCCAGTTGTAGCTTCACCTGGTGAACGACCAATATATAATGTTTCATTTGCTGCAGGTACTGTATTATAAGCTTCTATACTTGTAGAAAATAAATTTGTTTCTAATGAATTCCATTGTACTGCTACATCTGAGTCTATTTGACCTATTGGAATATCTACTGCTGCACCTTTTTGTGCAAAAGGTAATGAAGCTGTAAAATAATCATGTTCCCATGCTCTTTGTCTTAATGTAGTTAGTCTTTCTCTATCTCCGGCATCTGTATTATTATTGCCGTCGGTTAATTTAAAATCTACTGGTGCTTGTAAATTTTGATCTCTATAATATTCATTGTATATACATTGATATGCCGCCATTGGTAATGCGCTAACGTTTGTACTTACTCCACCTACTGGTACTGGTGGTATTCCTATATAATCCATAAATTTTTTTTGCATGGCTGTATAATCTCCATTTGTGTATGCCATGTATGGTGCGACGTGTTCACTATTATGTTCTGTAATGAACTTTTCCCAGTTACTCCATAATATTCTGTTAGGTACAAAGAAATAATGCATTGTTACATCCATTCTGTGCATTACTGGTGCTATCATTGGTGCAAACCTAATAAGGCTTTCACATGATAAATCGAATTTATCTCCCGGTACACATTCGAGTGTTAATATGGGGGTAAGTTGCCCCATGTTTGTTGATAACTTTACGTCATGCGTTAAATCGAAGACGTTTTTTTTTGGTTTGTTCAGCTGAATGCTGTTGAAAAGGTTTTGTCCCATTTTTTTTTGTTTTAAAGGCGGATTCCACCGCGTGATACATAATATGTTCTTTTTACTTTTGATGACCTATAGCCACCTTTTTTTCTGCCGTAACTTCGACGGCCTTTGTAACCTCTTTTCATTGTTTTGGTTTTTAATTGTTATTTGTTTGTATTCCTATTGTTAAGGCGCTTGAACGCTCTAATAGTTCTAATGCTCTTTCTAATGTTTGATTTTTAATTATTACCATTCCTCTGTAGTATATACAAAATATTCTCATATTTTTTATTTTCTGTTTAATAATGAACCTAAACCAATTTTTAATATATCGGATATAAGGTTTGAATTTATACCTAAATTTGTCTGTAATGAATTTGTATATTTTCTAAAAGCATTTTCTATATCTTGTCCAGCTATTTTTGCTTCTATTAATTTTGTTGTAGCTTTTTGAAATGCTATTTGTTGTGGTGTTGTAAGATTTTGATACATTCTATTCTGTGTCATTGTTTTAATATCATTACTTACTTTATCTCTTAATAACGGATTCATTTGTTGTTTATTGCTTATGTCTTCCATAATACTATCAACTTGTTTTCCCGTTAATCTACTTCTTTGGAATCTTTCTTCTGCTATATAAGGTGTTTGGTCTATTACGTTTTGATTTTCTAATGATTTTCCTTTTGTTTGTTCTCGTAATAATTCTCCAGCTTGTTTATCATTTGATAATTGCTGTTCTTTTAATTTTAAATCTATGTAATTATTCATTACTTGTCCTGTATTTTGTAATTTTGGTGCTACGAAGTCGGGTTGTTTCATATCGGTACTTCTAATTGCTGCGGAATTAGACATCTGCCCATATATCAGGTTTGGATTTAATCCCGCTTCTTTATATCTCTGCATTTGTTGACTTGGACTATTGTATTTGTTTTGTTTGTCCCAATCTTGTAATGCGTCTGCTCTTTGTCTGTCATACATTTGTTGACTGAACTTTTTGTTTTGTGCGTTAGTATATAATGTACTACCGCTATTTACCAGGTCTGTTATTGCTGGTATTGCTGCTGCTGCTAATGCTAATGGTATTGGCATGTTTTTTTTTTTTTTAGTTTTTAATTGACTTTCGCTTATTAATCGCTTTTATTTTTTTTTGCGTCCACTACGTTACCTTTTTTTTCAAATATAGCTCTTTTTTTTGCTTTAGTGTCAATTAGCACTAATATATCAAGGAATATTAGTGCTTTTTGTTTCTGACGCGCTACGCTTGTCTTACGCAGAAAGCGACACCAATGTTAAATTGGTGTCTTTTCTACGTCGTTTTTTAAGTTTTCCACAGTGTTTTCAACATCTTGTGGTTTTTTCCATTGGCGGGACTTAAGGCCCTCCACTTCTTGTTTTACATTTTCTAGTAATTCTGCTCTATCTACTAAATCTAATGTTTTGGGGTCTGGAATATAGAAGTCTTCGCCTTCATATATTGGTGTAAAGGCTGAAACTGGTAATCCTTTTGCATATCTATCTACTATAGTTCGAATTGACATTGTTTGGTCTGGTATTGTCATTGAAGGTAATGTGTTTACTTCTCCTAATTGATTTTGGTATTCGTAATTTAACGAATTTTTAACTTTTTGCATAATATATTTTTTTGCGTTTGATTTATTCATATTGACGGCCTATTTCGGCGTTTTTGTACATCTTTTTGAATTGGTTTATATGTCTTTCTACCATTACTTTTTCATATGTTTCTCCTAATTCAGTTTGTAATTTTTCTGTTTCTTGTTCTGCAATGTCTTTTAAATACATTGCTATTTTATCTTTTTCTAGTTCATTATAAATTTTGTCTTTATAATAACGTGGCATAGCTATTTTTTTATTATCTGGTATGTTAACATACATACGTTTTTCTAAATCTTGTTTGTGCCATTTTATCATTTTGTCAGTTATATAATTATCTCCTAGTCTTTTTGACATTAAACTGAATTCTTTTTGTCTATCGTCATTATAATGTAATGGTATTTTACCTTTTTTAGTCATATATTTTAACGTATATCCTATACTTGCTTCATTTACTTGACCTATATGCATTGAACCTAATGGTTTGTTATTTAATATCCATGCTTTTTGTATATGTTCTTTATTTGCATTGAATAATATTATATGATAATGAGGGCGCATCTTTTTAGTTCCATATTCTCCACATACATAATACTTAATTTTTGTTTTGGATAGTTTCCGTAATCTTTTAAAGAATTTTTGAATATCAGTTTTATCTAAATTCATATATCCCTTCTCTGTTATTGGAACGTATTCCGTATCGTATGTTAATGTTACAAATAATGCACTACTAGAACGTTCGCCCTCTTTTATCAATCTATAACTCCATCCACTTGTCCTTCTTTTCATACATGGGGGACATTTACTGCATGGCACAGGTATGTAGTTTCCTGTGAACTTGTCTTGTACATGATAAGGTGTTATACATTTTGTAGACATTTTATAATCCCATTGGTGTGCCGTACTTAGGCATTGGTCTAACAGCTTTAATTTTATTTAATACATGACAGTATAGTACATCTGTTTCTGGGTCTTCTACTGCAAATATGCGTTTTGTTGGGTCACATTCGATAAAATCGCTGTTTAAACTTGGTTCTGTTGCAAATATTCTACCTAAATGCCAGTAATTTAATGATGTTCTAAATTCTCCTGCAACTCTTGATGGCATATATTTATATTCTGCATAACGTGGTACATATCCGAATGTATCGTTTGCATTTGCTGTATATGCATATAATTCTTGTTTTGCAACTTCTTGTTCTCCAATATTTGCAAATGTAGGCCAGAAGTAATCTAATGAATCTGTTTTTAAGAATGTACGTGGTATACCTTGTTGATATGCTGTTTTTGGCATTACGGACATAATACCGATAATGTAGCCATGTTCTTCACAATAATAAGAACCACTTTTTCCACTTGTTACACTTATTCCGTGTCCGGCCATGTTTCCTTGTGGTAAACCACCGTCTTGTCCTGTTGTATTTAATACCTCTGATACTACTACTGGACTTTTAACTCCTGTAATGTATTCTGGTCTTTGTAATCTTTTGTCGCTACTTCTAACTCCAAAATGTGTTAAAATATTTTCAATATATCTTGTACCGCCTCTTGCGTTTTTCTCTAACCACTCTTGTAATTTAAATGCTCTACGTAAATCATTAATTGTAGTTGCTTGAATATCTA